ATGCCACGCAAAAGAGGCAACGGAGTCAGAGAGCCATACAGGTACACCACCAGCCGCGGCGAACAACGCTGGATGGCCAGCATCGACCTTGGAGTCAGCGAGGACGGAAAACGACGCCGAAAGACCGTGACCGCAGCCACATACCGGGCATGCAAGCAAAAACTGAAGGACCTCACCGACGAGATCCGCGGGAACGGCGCACCCATAAATCGGCACGTCAGGCTAGGGGAATACGCGCACCAATGGCTCACCGGAAGAAGGAACGAGCTCGACCCGAACTCCTACAAGCTTTACAACACCATCGTCAACAAGCACCTCGCCGACTACTCATGGATACCGATAGGCGATATGGTCCCCTCCACCATCCGAAAAATCATCGACAACGCCAAACGACACGACCGGAACGGCGAAACCACGGGAGAGGCCGGATTCGTCCTCAAAGGGCAGATTCGATCCTGCCTCAACCAGATCATGCAGTCAGCGCTCGCCGACAGGCTCATCCCGTCGAACCCCGTACTGGCGGTACCCGCACCAAAACGTAAGGACAAGGAGATGCGACGCACGGCCTTCAGCATACCGGAGCTCAAGTCCATGCTCGACGTGGCATCCCGCATGCCGGTGGAGGATGGGGCCATCTGGTGGTGGCGCCTTCTGACCGGCATGCGGCAAGGGGAGATCATCGGCGCGCTGTGGGAGGATTACAATTCCAAAGCCCACACATATACCGTCAACTGGCAGGCGCAGCCCCTCCCCCGCATCCACGGGTGCGGGCCGAAAAGCGGCGGTGAATGGCCCTGCGGTTACAGCAGCGCAAGGAACTGCCCGGAAGCGGTCTGGCGTGTGCCAGCTGGTTTCGCGATGCGGGAAATGAGCCGAGGCCTGGCACTCACCAGACCAAAGTCTCAGACCGGAAGAGTCGTCCCCGTCGTCCCACCTCTGCGGATGGTCATGGATAGATACCGGGCGGCGACACGGGACCGTCCCAACCCATACGGGCTCATCTTCAGAAGACCGGACGGATCACCCATCAAACCCCACGAGGATTCGGTGGCCTTCCACGACCTCATGCGCCAAGCTGGCATCGACCCCAGTACGCACACGGGCCATGAGACCAGGCACAGCGTGGTCACCCTCCTGGCCGCACAGGGCGTGGACTTCCAGCTCATCAAGGAGATCGTCGGGCATTCTAGCGACGCGATGGTTGAGCATTACCGGCACGCAGACGACGCCGAGCGCCTCAAGGCCATGGAGACCCTGGACGAGAGCCTGGGGCTCAGCGAGATAACAGCCCGCAAACGCGGGGTAACGCCTCTTTCATAGGTCTCTAAAATCTGCCCATCATCACCCGTTCGATGATTCTTAATCAGCTTTGATTTCAATCTATCGTTTTTAAATCCAACTTTCACATTGGTCAAGAAACGATAATGCGAAAATAAACGTTACTATAATGACGCACGCCTAATAGGACATTCAAGAACGGGGGTTATATAAATGACCACTACTGACTGTGACCAACCAGGCAATACTGAGGATAAGGGCCCAGAATCACCTCAACAATCCGAACCGAGTTTTTTCAAAAGGAACTGGTTTGTGGCTGAAACCCTAATCTCAATATTAATCATCCTTATTTGCGTCAGCATCAGAATCTGCACAAAAACTCGATATGTTGACATCGCACTTACCGTACTCGCACTGCTCATAGCCGTTGTAGACACGTGGTTGGCTTTCAAAGGTAGCAAGGAGTACTCAAGCAATAAGGTATTGGCAGTAGCAGGCTACTATCTGTCCATAGCCGCACTTTGCCTAACCTTCTTTAGATGAGTGTAACTTTTGACATTAAGCAAATTTCTTCAACGGGAATTCCGCTAAACAGGACTGGTTTTGGAAACACGAAAAAGCGCCCCCGCTCTCCGGTCTTCCGGAGGCGGGGGCGCTCATTAATGCAGTAACCAGGCTCAATACTCACCACATGGATGCCACATGGATGCTGGTGGAAAAATATTCGCCCGGATGTTACACAGCTACTTGCCGGCGATACGCCGGACGCTGGCCCCGGAGTCGACCTCGGGCAGGCCGGCGATGCTGGTGAGCAGGCTCATGAGGGCGGCCAGGGCGGCGGTGCCGGCCACCAGGGGCCAGTCCACGGTGCCGATGGTGGCGGCGCTGGCGGGTACGGCGGCTACGGCCGCCTGGGCGGCGGTCTTCACGGCGCGCACGGCGGCGGCCCTGACCCAGTCGGACAGGCAGGACGTCCGGTCCGGCGGTGAAGGAGGGGTGTCGCCGATGCCGGTCCCGCTCATCGCAGGGCCTCCATCAGCCGGGTGCCCCAGGGCGCGTCCCCGGAGCCGAGCTTGAAGGCCGGCAGGTCGCGGCCGCATTGCTGGGCCACCATCTGCAGCGCCTTGAGCTCGTCGGGGTGGTGGAGCTGGTGGAGCCTGGCACCGTCGAAGTAGTACAGGCCGGGCTCGTCGTTGATCTGTATGATCGCTTCCATTTTCTTCCTTTTGTCATTCGTGCCGTCTTGGGTGGTTGCGCCGTCGGAGGGGCCCACATAGCGCAGGTAGCAGTCCCACGGGTAGTCGTAATAGGGTGAGGTGTTGGTCTCGCCGCCGGTCTGGTCGCCGGCAGCGCCGGCCGCGCCCCCCGTCTCGCTGATCGACGCCTGGCACAGCAGCCCCCCGCCCACGCACACGGCCACATGGTCCGAGTCGTTGAGCAGGATGTCGCCGGGCAGCGGGTCGCCCGAGACGGCGACCCTGACCCACCCCCGGGCGGTCAGCTCGCCGCTGAGGTTGCCGGTGTAGGTCGCCCCACCCGTGTCGAAGCCCGCCTCCCGCAGGCAGTGGATCACCAGGGAGCTGCAGTCGCAGTTGCCGCCCAGGGGGTTGAAGTCCCACCGGTCGGCCTGCGAGTAGCCCATGTCGGCCTCGTCGCACCAGTAGCGCATCCGCGCCTCGAAACGTTCCAGGCTAGGCATCAGCGCCGCCTTGCAGCAGGCCGATCAGCTCGTCCTGCGACAGGGGCTTGACGGAAGCCTCCGGCGGCAGGGAACCCCCCTGCGGCTGCGCGACGCCCGCCTCACGAATCGTCTCGTCCATGATGTGTCTCCTATCCGCCCCGAAGGGCATGCGTAAAGCCACCCCGGGGATCGGGATGGCCGTGGGTTCGTTGACCGCCGGCCGGTCAGCCGGGCGGCCCGCCCAGGCTCTCCGGGGCGATCTGCCCCCTGAGCTCGTCGGGCAGGTGCGGCTTGGGGTGCCTGGCCATGTACCCGGGATCCATGGCCGTGACCGCCGGGTCCAGCCAGTGGCACAGACGGCGGATGTAGCGGATGGCGACCCGGTACTGGGCCTGCCCGTCGCGCAGGCGGCGCAGCTCGGCCACCTGCTTGGCCTGACGGGCCTGCAGGTCGCGGATCTGGCGTTCCTGCGCCTCCACCTGCTCGCGCAGGGGGGCGATGATGTCGTCGCGCAGGATCTGGCTGGCCTCGTGCGCCGCCTGCACCGCCAGCTGCTCGCTGGTCGCGTCCGCCTGGCCCGCCTGCGCCCTCCTCTGACGCCGCCCGGCCCACACCGTCACCAGGGCGCTCAACGCCCCGGACCCCACGACCGCGGGCAGCAGCACCAGCAGCAGGTCCCTGTCCATCAACAGCTCGGACAATGCCATCAGGACCTCCTTTAGTAGGGCAGAAGGGTCGCGCGGATCTGCGTGCCGGCCCCGATGTCGTAGCTGTCGTTGCAGCGCAGGGTGACGATGTCGCCCTCCTCCAGGCGAAGCACCTGCTCGGGCAGCGTCTGGCACACCCAGTGGTTGGCCGACACGGAGGTCTGCATCATGCCACGGCCAGCCCAGGTCCTGCCAGGCCTGGCCCTTGCCGGGGTTGCAGCCGGCGACCAGGCAGGTCAGGTCCCCGCTCGCGTAGCACAGGTTGGCGCACCCGCCCACCTGGTACCAGCCGGACACCGGGATGCGCAGCCCGCTGGTGCCCGCCGACACGGCCAGCGTGAACCGGGGGCCTTCGTACGGGCTGGACACCTGGCGGAACGTGAACTCCCGCCAGCCGGACCGGCCCTCGGGATCGAAGGCCATGCCCGCCAGCGGCAGGCCCGTGCCGCGCACCTTGACCCGGGCGGCCTGCACATCCAGAGCGTCGGACTGCAGGTCCAGCGTGCGGCTGCCCACCACCGCCGCGCGCGAGGCCACGACGGCCGCGTAGTTGCCGCCGGCCGGCCCGCCCACCTGCGCCTGGAACTCCGGGGCCTGCGGGCTCACCCCCATCTGCAGCGTCTGGCCCGTCGAATCGGCCTTGCTGCCGTACCCCCAGATGAACCAGATCAGCGAGGACTCGTCCTCGCCCTCCATGCCCTGCACGCCACCGATCCTCGACCCCTTGACCAGCCGCTGGCTCAGCACGATCCGGTTGCCGGAGGCGGCCGTGGCGAACCCCCCCACCGCCTGCACCCCCTTCGAGGACGCCTGGAACCGCTTGCTGCCGTCTGGGCCCTTGACCCAGAAGCCCGAATCGTCGAAGCCGGTCAGCCCGTCCGGTGTCTTGAAAGCGCCGGATCTGACGAGGGCGGCGCTGACGGAACCGGCGTCCACCTTGTCCGCGGTCACGGCCCCGGCGGCCAGCTTCCCGGCCGTCACCGAATTGGCGCGCAGCTTGCCCGCGTCGATGGCGTTCGCGGCGATCTGGTCCGCGCCGATGCTCAAAGCGACCAGCTGGTCCGCGCCGATCGAATGCGCCTGCAGCTTGTCAGCGCCGATCGAATGCGCCTTAATCTGGTCCGCCCCCACCGCGCCGGCCGCTATCTTGCCGGCCGTCACCGCGCCGGCCGTCAGCTTCGAGGCGTCGACCGACCCGTCCACGATCAGCTCACCGCCCGAACGGCGGCGGACCACCAGGTCGGACACCAGCCAATGCGTGTGACCGGGACCGTCGGCCCCGTCCTGATCGATCTGGAAGTAGACAACCGCCTTGCTTTTCCCGCTGGGGACGGTGACCACCCAGCGCACCCGCTCCCAGCCGTCCGGATACGTGACGCCCGTGCCTTGCCCGTACACAAGCGTGTCCCACGCATTCCCGGAAGTCAGCTTGGTGTAATACAATCCGGCTCGCAGAGGGATATCCCCTTGCGTACGCTTGACGGTCGCCTCGATCACATATTGGTCCCCGGCCGACACCTCCCAAGACGTGTCCGGCGTACCGTAATGATCCCTAAGAGCCAAAAGTCGGGCCGACCCGACCGGTGCCTTGGCCGAAGACGCGGCCCCAAGCAGATCGCCATCCGGATCAAACCGCTGGTTCTTCCACAGATTGGCGGCATCCCCGATGACCAGCTTGTCCGCCGATATGCTATGCGCCCCGATACGGGCCGCGTCCAGAGCGCCGGCTGTTATCTTCCCCGCGTCAAGGCTGCCGATGACCTGGTTGTCCATAAGCTTCTGCGACCAGGCATCGCCGTCGAATATCCACATCGCCGCCACCAAGCCGCCACCCGACCGGCCGAGCCTATACCACACGTCACCCCTCGCGTGCCCCGCCGTATCCGACGGGTCGTCATAGGAGTATACGATCCGGTTCTTCCCATCGGCCGACCGTTGCGCGGCCTCGGCCACGCCACTGGCCTCGTCGGCCTTCCTCCCGATACCGGCGATATCGGACCTGGCCTGGTCGAGATCCTCATCGATGGTTTTGATGTCATCCCTCGAGGCGGCGAGATCCGCCTTCGCGGCCGAGAGGTCAGAGCCGAGCCTGTCCTGCGTCTCCCTCAGGCCAGGTATCGTCTCCTTGTCCAGCCTGCCGACCGCCTGGTCCACCACGCCCACGGCCTCCGCCGTCTCGTCCTGCCTGGCCGCCAGGCCCCTGAGGTCATCCTTCGCTCCCGCCAGGTCCCCGCCCAGCCTCGCCTGGTCCTCCCCTAGCCTGGCCTGGTCCTGCCTGAGCGCGGGCAGCGTGTCCTTGTCCAGACGGTCCATGTTCTCACGCAGCTGCTTGAGCTCGCCGGGGTCCACCGCACTGGCCACCACCACACTCACCGGTTCGGACGGGACGGACGCGTTCGGGGCGGGCGACCCGTCCTGCGCGTGCGCGTCGTCAAACGCCACGGCCGACACCACCACCGTCTCACCCACCGGCAGGTCGGCCGCCGTCACATGACCCGCCTCACGCAGGGACCCCAGGTCGATGGACCGACCCTTCACGGAAGCCGTGATCTCCACATGATGGAAATCAGCCGGGACGCCGCCCTCCAGACGGCCATCCCACTCCACCCACACCGCCGCGTTCCGGCTCGTGACCGAAATCCCCAAAGGACGGCCCGGAGGCGTGGTGTCCCCCACCCACAGGGCTACACCCTGCTCACCTGCCATGTCGCCGGCTATGGTGCTGGTGCCATCAGCATTAGGTATGACGATGCTCGCCGCCTTCTTTGTTTGCTGCTCCCGAGATTTGCGGAGCGCCAACCATGCCAGGTCCTGTGCCGTTTCGATGCGATCCTTGGGAGTGATGTCTGCGTGATAAGCCATATCCGGTCCTTATTCATTGGAAAGGTGCTTCGAGCACGTCGAATTTCAAATCAGCCTTGCTTCCCTGGTCTCCGCTCATCTCCATGAGCCGCAGTCCGTAGTCTCCGTCTGGCAGGGTGGGGAAACCTGCAATTGAAAGCGTCACGCTTTCTCCCGGCCACATAGAGCCAAGAGGGTGCAGGGGGACACCGAACTGATCCGTATCGCCGAAGTCGATGCTCCCGGTTATCTGCATGAGTTTCCCCGAGTTGTTCTGGGCAACTCCTCCCACATGCCGACGCAGCAAGTCGAGGTTGTCGGTGTCAGTGTCGCCGTAGACCGCCTCGCGGAGCACGGGGGGGTCCATGGATTGAGTGATAGGAGCCATGCTCTCGACGTAGCAGGTCAGCGTACCCTGGTCGGTGCCCGCACCGGTGGCATACCAGCGGTGATAGCCATCCTGATATGACACATGGATGTCCTCAAGACTGCCGCCATCGGGGAAGCTGCTGAGACAGACAGGCGAATGATCCATGTCCAGATAGACATCAGCGTCACTACCGGCCAGGAACCGCACGCGTATGTGCTGTTCGTCGGCCCAGTAAGGACGGAAAGCGATGTCCGGTCCGCCCTGGCAGTTGGCGATGTTAGTGAGCAGCTGGTCAACGGCGAGATTTTGGACATTCCACGCCTGGTAGTCGGTACGGTCATGCGAGCCACGTTCGCCCGTATAGGTCCAGTCGAAAGGCAGCTCGCCTCCCTGCTTGCCATCGGTCGCAATTCTGCCCAGCTCACTGCAAATGCCTCGATAGGACATGCCGGTGAAGGCTATGCTATCGGAACTGTGCCCGTCCTTGAACGCCCCATCACGCACCGCATACCGACTTGAAAGGATGGCCATCGGGCTCTCCAGGCCGAAGCTCGTGTCCAGCCAAGTGTCGTCCCGCCCCGTGATCTTACCCCAGAACAGGGGAGTTCCCTTGTCCTCCGGGTCGTCACTTGCCGCCCATGTGGTGACGATGGCGCGGCGTTGGGAATCAAGCATCGCCGATCGCTCGTCGGGCGTGCTCGCTGGTATGGCCGCCCACGGCAGCGTAAGCCCGCTCTCGTCGATCTTGCCCGCACCCTTGTCGGTGGTGGAGAAGCCGAAGTCGCCGATACCCATGTCCCAGCTGAAGGACGGGATGTCGATGGGACAGATGAGCCGCCCGTCCCTGGCGTCGCATATCCAGTGCCGCCAGCTCACTTCGCCGGCCCCCGGTCCCACACCTGCAGGGTCCGGCCCGGGTATGTCAGCCCATTCTCCGGCTGCATGCCGTAATGGAAATAGGGATGGCCCTCACCGGCGGCCATACCGTGCTTGACCCTGGCTACGTGGTTGCCTTGCGACACCTCCAGAATCCTCGAGTTATGCTGGTGCGCCGACACCCGGCTGCTCGCCTCGGTCTCCATCGAGCTGTTCGGCACGTCCTGACCGTCCAGCTGGAAGGTCGACGCCCAGCTCAGCCACGAGCCGCCGCGGCAGATCACATCGGTGTCATAGACCAGCTCGATCAGACGGTCGGTGGGCACGTAAAAAGCCGTGTCATACTCGGGATACCAGCGGCGCACCTCGGTGCCCACCGCATCCAGGGACCGCTTGTCCTCATAGATGCCCAGCCGGCCCAGGCTCGCCCCGTACGGGATCGCGTAGTCCACACTGCCCACCGGCGTGGCCGACTGCGTCGAGGACGCGCCCGCCGGCACCGACAGGTCCCGAAGGCGCAGGCCGCCGGCAGGCAGCGCGGGAGGCGACGGCGACGCGGCAGGCACGCCCTGCGCCACATGCAGCGACACCTGCCCGCCGGCACTCGTGTCGGCCAGCAGATACACCAAGTCGATACGCGGATACGCGCCGTCGCCGGCCCGCACCGCCTCCACCGTCACGCCACCCGGCCAGTACGCCTCCACCGAGCCGTCCGACCCTCCCGTCGAGCACACAGCCACCCCGGCCGACGCCTGGTAGCGCAGTCCGGCAGCGCCGGACACCTCCAAGCCGGACACCACGCCGAGATTCTCCCAATACGCCCCCAGGATCCGCCGGTGCGTGAGCGCGTCCATGCCCACGCCATGCTCATCCCGGGCCACCCCCAAAGCCGTCACCATGACAAGCCTCCTAAAACGACATGAAAATCAATCAGATGTATGTGTCGCGCGTCTCGCACGTCACCCAGCCGCCACCGGCGGAAAGCAGGCGCAGCATGATGTCGGACCCCGGCTCGATCCGGGGGAAGCCACGACGCACCAGGCCGCGGGACACGTCCACACCGCCCATCGACGCGGTCTGCGAGCGGCAGTCCAGCTCCAGCGGCACGCCGGGCCACACCCGGCCCCGCCACTCCAATGCCCGGCCCTCGCCCCACATGAGCAGCACCCCCTCAGGCCAGTCACCCGACGCGGTCAGCACCGGATACGCCCGGGACGTGCCGCTGTTGCGCAGCAGCATCTGGGACTGGTCAGCCGACGCCGCCCCGTAATCCAGCGGATACACAAGCCCATTGCCCGCCGACCCATACGACAAGCCGCCCGACGTGGAGCTCGGGGCCATCAGCTGCGCGGACTGCGCATCCCAAGCCAGACGCTCCGGGCGCGGGCACACGACCGTAAGGGTGCCGGTCATGGTGCCCTGGTGCCATGCCTGGTCAGCGCTGACGCTCGCGTAGCCGGACACGTACGTGTCATCGGATCCGTCCACGACCCGCAGCCTGACCACGGTACCGGCCGATGCGAGGGCTCTGTCCAGTGCGGCGAGGACCTGGACGCGTTCATCACCCAACGCCACCCAGTGCAGGGTGACGGTGCGTGCGGAGTAGAGAATGGCGTCGGGGTTGATGTCGTGCGCACCGTTGCCGGATGCCCGCTCTGTGAGCGTGACCTTCGCCTCGGGTGTGCTGCGCCAGCCCTCGATGCCTTCCTGGCTGATGCCCAGGTCTTCGGGGATGGGTTGGGTCTTGCTGCCGCTGAAACGCACCGACCGGTCCCGGTAATACAGGACCGCATAGGTTGGCTGGTAGCTCATGACACCCCCATCTTCGACGCGCGCAACTGGCGGGCCGCCGTCCTTCCGGTGATCGTCCCGGTCACGTAGGGGTCTTTGACCCCGTTATTGGTGATGTTGACAATCATCGGCGCAGTGCGCTCCACGTTGGTCTCCCGGCTGCGGTCATCCTTGTCGAACAGGCGCGACTGCTGTTCGGGAGTGAGCACCAGTTCGGGACTGCCGGTCTGGTTGCTGACAACCGTGGTGCCCGGTCGGAGCCAGCCGCCCTTGTCGTACAGGCTGGGCACCACGCCGCCGTCGGCGTATCCGCCGGGCCTGTCCAGGGCGGATAAGCTTCCGTACCGGTGGATCGCGTAATTCAATCCGGCGTAGATGTTGGCCAACGGATCGGTGATCGGCTTGCCTGCGAACGGGCCCGAGTAAGCGGCGAAGGTGGGCGGTATAACCTGCATGAGCCCTTGTGAGGGCATGCCGGCCTTCGCGTTCGAATCCCACTTGTTGATTGCGCCGGGGTTGCCGCCGCTCTCCTGGTTCATGCGTCGCAACACGGTGTCGGTCCAGCTGTCGGGCTGGCCCAGCATCCGCAGCGCCTGGGATACCAGAGGGCGCCAGCGTTCCACTCCTCCGCCACCTCCGCCGGCGTTAAGCAGCTTGGAAACGGCGTCCTTGGCCTTCTGCACGAGCTGTCCGGCCACCTTGATCGGCATCTGCCCGACCAACTGCCCCCAGTCCCCGCCGGCAGCGCCTTTTATGGCGTTGCGTACAGGGTCCAGGATCATCCGGCTGATGACGCCACCCGGGTCGGCGAAGAAGTCAGCAACGTTATGGGCGGCGTTGGACAGCCAGTCCTTGGCGGAGTCCACGATGCCACCCAGGTCGAAACCTTGTACGACCCCTCCGACGGAGAAGCCCATGTCCGCACGCACGGCGGCCGGCCCCGCCTGGCGTGCCAGACGGTTCCAACGGTTGATGTTGTCGGCTCCCACGGCGCGTGTCCACTCAGGCACCATCCACGCCTCACCAGGCGAGGTGAGCGCCAGGATCGAGTCCTGGCCGGGGGCGTAACCGGGATTGATGCCGCCGTCCGCGAACATGGGCGCGTCAGGCAGTTTCAGGTCGAGGCCAACCTTCCCGGCGATCGTGTTCCACACACCCTGTATGCCCTTGGTGTACACGGTGTCTACAACCCAGTGCACGGGCTTGGCAGCCGCGTCCTTGATCATGTCCCAGGAGCGTCCTATCCAGTCCTTCGTCGTCTCGAAGGCCTGGCCGATGTCGTGGATGCCCTGTTTGAAAGGTGCGAACACATGCTCGCTGATCCAGTTCCACGCAGCGCTCGACTTGTCCCGAATCCAATCCCAGACAGGGCTGATGGCGTTGTCGTACAACCAATGGAAGATGCGGGCCCATCCACGGATCTCGTTGTTCCACGCGGTGATGACGTGGTCCTTGATCCAGTTCCAAGTGGTCGAGAACTTGTCCCGAATCCAATCCCACACGGGTCGAATGGTCTCGTTCCATACCGCACTCATGGACTTGCCCAACATACTCAGGCCGTCCTTGAAGGGCTTGAGCACATGCGCGTCTATCCAGCCCCATTCCGCATGCATGATGTCCTTGATACCCACGAACGCCGGTTGGATGACCTTGTGCCACAGGTCCATGACCGGTTTCTTCAGCAGGTTGAACGCGATGACGAACGGCGTGAAGAAGATGGTCCCATACAGGGTGATGGCGAACTTGAAAATCTTCCCTATGCCGTTGAACACGATTTTCAGGAAGTTCCAGAACCCCTGCGCTCCTGCCTTGATTGCTCCCCACGCGCTCTTGAAAAAGTTCACGAACGGACCGGAGAACCACTTGCCCACGCTCATGGCGATGTTCTTGATCCCCGAGAACATCTTGTTCACGAAATCGTGGAACGGCTTGATGTGGTTATATGCCGCTATGATGGCGGCGACGATCGCACCGATGACAATGACGACCCACCCCCAGGGGCTGCTGATGAAAGCAGCTTTCAGGAGTTTCATTCCATTGGTGAAGATGATGTTGGCCGCCGTCCCGGCCTTTGTGATTGCTATATACGCCTTCACGCCGGCGACAGTGAGGGCCAGGGCACCGGCAACTCCTCCCATTGCACCGACGAGGACCTTATGCTTGGAGGTGAAGTCACCTATAGCGACCGCTCCGTTAGTCAGGCCACGCATGGTGTTGGTGATGGCAGGAAGGAACTTCGATGCCATGGTGATGCGGCTGGTGTCGAGGACCTGATTGAAACGGTCGGTCTGCACCTTGGCAGTCTTCTGCGTCTCGGCCCAGGTGCTGATGTCCTGTCCGTTCTGCTTGGCCGCGTCGGAAATGCCCTTGACGTTGTTGGCGAACGTCTTGGTTGATCCACCGGAGAGCATCAGGGCGGTGTTCATACCGGTGGCGCCGCCCATGATCTTCTTCAGTGCCTCGGTGTAGGTCTGCGCCTGCGGCGAACCCTGCTTGAGCTGGTCGTTGAAGCCCTTGCTCTTGGTGTACATCTGCTCCCACTGGCGCACCAGGGCGGCCTGCTGGTCGGGCAGGGCCTTCAGCCCCTGCCGGTAGTCCTGGAGGGTCACTGACCCGTCCATTACACCTTTGGCGAGCTCCTTGGACTTGCCGGTAAGCTTGCCGAACATTGTCGCTGCGTCCTGGGCCGCGAACTTCGATTGGTTGAAGGCGTCCAGGAGGACGGTGCCGGATGGCCCCATCTTCTGCAGGATCGTCTCGCTCAGGTAGCCGATCGTGCCGGTCAGGCCTCGCTTGCCCAGATTCTGGGCCACGTCCACGCTGCTGATGCCGAACTGCTGCATCTCCTTGACTGCCACCTGGTTGGGGGCCTGAAGGCTGCGGATCGTATTGGATAGTTCCTGGGTGGACTCCTGTGCGCTGGTGCCGTGCGAGGTGAGGGTGGCGATGGCGCCGCCCACCTGGTCGAAGCTGATGCCGGCGGCCGAAGCCACGGGCAGCACGGTTGACAGCGATCCTGCGAATTCCTGCATCGTGGTCTTGGCTTCCCCGCTGGCCGCGACAAGCTGGTTGGTCACGCTGGAAGCCTTACCGGCAGGGATGTTGTAGGAACGCATGATGGAGGTCAGCGCATTCGTCATGACACCGAGGTCCACCTGTTCGTCGGTGGCGCCCTGGGCGGCGGCCTTGAGGACCTTGAGACCGTCGGCTCCTCGCAGTTGGGCCTTTTCCATCGTGTACATGCCTTCGGCCAGCTGGCTTGTGCTGATGCCGGTCTGAACCGCGATGTCCTTGATGCCCTGCTCGACACGGCCCAGCTGGCTGGTCGACTCGCCGCCGGCGGTGACCAGCAGGTTCATCTGCTTCTGGAAGGTCTCGGTGGCGTCGGCGCTGGTCTTCATCCACTGGGCCAGGCCCACGGCCCCGATCCCGACCCCCAGCAGCTTGAGGCTTCCGCGCGCCTTGTCCCAGGTCCGGCGCAGCATGCCGCTTTTGGCGTTCACCCCTTCAAGCGAACTGCCGAAACTCGCCCACCTTGATGGCTGCTCCTCTGTGGCCTTGGCCAGTTCCTTGTTGGCCTTGGTGAGCTGCTCGGTGGTCTCCTTGGTGGCGTTCTTGGAGGCCTTGAGCGCTTTCTCGGAGGCGTCTACCCGCTCGGTGGTCTGACGGACCTTGGCCCGCGCGGCTTCCAGTTGTGCCTCAGCCTTGATGGCCTGCGAGGATGATGGGCCGTATTTCTCGACCTGCTCGTCCAGCCGCTTCTCGGCTGCCTGCTCGTTCTTGGCGGCCACGGCGGCGGCATCCCGAGCCTTGGCGATGTCCCTGGTGGCGTCCTGGACGGCCCTCTTCGCCTTGGATTCCGCCTCTTGCAGCGCGGCCACCTGGCTTTTGAGCACGTCGCTCTTGGACGCGGCGGCCATGGACCTCGACCAGGCGTCGCCGGCCGAACGACCCGCCTTGCTGGCCGCGTCCGTGGTCCCTCCCAGGAGCAGGGAGCCGAAGCCCGCCAGATTGGGCAGCACATCGACGAATACGGGCTTCGTGGCCATGTCATCCTCCTGCTAGCCGTGACGCCAAAGCGTCCATCTCCTGCTTCTGCCGAGGTGCGAGACGGTCCTCGGGTTTTCGGGTCTCCGCCTCCCTCCGGTCCCGTGCCAGGGCCGAGGCGAGCGCGTTGGGTTCGGTCAGTCCCATGACCAGGACGCGCAGCGCGCGCAGTGTGATGTCTCCGCGCCAGAACTCCGCAATGGGGTCCCGGGGGCTGTACTGGGCGCACAGCGCCGCTTCCAGCTCCTCCGGGTGCCCGCTCGCTTCCAGGAGGTCTAGCGCTGAGTAGGGGACCCGTCGGGCATGGTGTCTGTCAGCTCCTCGGTAATCTGATTGATGAGCAGGAGCACATCCGAAGCCTGGCCTCCGTCATCCTCGAACTGGCCCCACTGGTCACCCAGTAGCGCCTTGGCCAGGTCGTAGTCGCTGCCGTCCTTCTGCGCCGCGGCGAGGGCACGCTTGGTCTTGTTGGTCTGCATGAGCGGGTGCTCGATGTGGTAGACGGTGGACATTGGTTCATCGCTGATGGTGAAGCCGATGGTGTCATCGACGCCGGGGTGGGTCTCCTTGTACTTCTGGCGGACGGCGTGCAATGAGTACTTGGTGGGCATGGTGGTTGCTCCTTAATTGCTGATGTGGTTATCCGGATGGCGGCTGTCCGCCGGTCAGGCGGTGGTCTTGGTGCTGGACTTCTTGGTGTACTGCTTGCCACCGGTCTTCTCGTCGGTCAGGCAGGCGAAGGTGAAGCCCAGGTCCTCGCTGTCGGCGCGGTCCATGGTGCGGTCGCCGAAGCCGCTGATGGAGGCCTTGTAGGCGAATTCGACGCGGTAGACGGCGTCGGCGCCCACGCCGTCCTGGGCGATGAGGTAGATGCGGTACTTGGGCATCTCGCTCATGCTTTTCTCGTCGATGGACCAGGTCTTGGAGTTCTTGTCGGCAGGCCAGGCGGAGACGGGCAGGCCGGCGCGCAGGGACTCGGTCCATGCGTTGGCCTCGCCGAAGGTGACGTCCAGGTCGCGGGTGGAGGAGCTCAGATCGCTGCGCACCGGCTCCAGGTCCTGCATCATGGTGGTGTCGTCGGTCTTGACGGCGCGTTTCTCCACGATGCCCTTGGTGGTGATGTAGCCCATCTGCTTGTACCCTTCGGGCAGGCGCAGAGGCAGGCCGTCCTCGCCGAAGAACTTCTCCGGCGCCTTCGTGGAGTAGTCGGCGATGGCCATGAGCATGGTGCCGTGCTTGCGCACGTTCGATGGCGCCAGGTCCATGTAGGACTGGAGGTCCGCGATGGTCTGCGGCGGAGTCGGGGCCCCGCCGTCCAGCGGTGTGATGTCGGGCATGGTATCGGGCATGATTTCACTCCTTATAAAAGAAGCCACCCCGGGATTGGGATGGCTTTGCGTCTGGGTTGGTGGTTATTGGCTGATGGGCCGCATGGTCAGGGTGAAGGTGGCCGTGCAGCGCAGGATGGAGGGGTCGCCCCAGGGCACGTCGGCGAAGGCGGTGCCGGCGAGGTCGTCCACGTACCCGTATTGGTTGCCGTTGCCTGCGAGCGCGGCCATGGCCGAGTCGACCTGTTGGATGAGCGGGTTCATGCTCTTCCACCCGTCGGCCAGCACGTCGATGTCGACGCTCACGGAGCGTTCGACGCGGCCGAGGCTGCCCGATGGTGCGAGGCCGGTGTGGATGAGGGGCAGCATGGCCGCGGGCTTGTCGGGCACGCGCGTGTATGGTTTCATCCCCGTGCGGTCGGCCAGCCATTGGTTGACCAGCCGCAGGTGCTGCGGCCATTGGATCGGATCCATGCCGGCCTCCTTAGAGTTGGGCGGTGGCGCGGTTGAAGAAGGCGTGGCGCGGGTAGCGCAGGGATCCGTGCTCCTGTTCGGCGGCGTCCTCGCTGCCGGCGATGACGCGCGCGTAGGGGCGTTTGATGCCGGTGGGCGATTTGGTGCCGGGGCGGGTGCCCTGTTCGATGCGCAGGGAGTCGGCGAATTCGGTGCATCCCTCCTGGATGGCGAGCCGCTGGCAGATGGGCAGCAGTCGTTTGGCTGTGCCCACGAGCGCCCCCCTGACCTCCGGGTTATGCAGGATGTTGCGGTCGATCCACTCGTCATCCACCATGGCTCCGCTGCTCATCGCCCCTCCTCCAGCATGTAGAACTCGCTATGGTCGCCCAGGCGGTCGGCTGTCCGATAGTCCTGCACCGGGCCAGTGGGCTTGTACGCCTTGTCTCGCCATAGGATGCGGCTGTTGCCGTCGATCAGCGTGGACAAGTACTGGCCGTATGGGCCTATTACTTTCCAGCGCGGCACGATGACGGTCTGCTCGAACAGGGCCTGGCCCATGTCCATGACCGGCTGGACGCCGCACCCTTCCACCATGGTCTCGGTGACTGTCTCCGTCTGCTCGCCATCCACGTCGGGCTCGCCCAGTGTCCTGCGCTGGACGGTGATGGCCTCCCCGTGCGTGCCGATCATGAGGCCAGTCCGATCCGGTACTTGTCCACCGCAGCTGACCAGGCCGCCGAGGTGCCCACGCTCAGGGCCAGGCTGTAGGTGCGTGACTCCGCCCCCGTGGTGTAGGAGGCAAGGCCCGGCAGCACCTGGTAGATGGCGGCCGCCTGCTCCAGGACAGCGTCGGACACGTCCCCGGGGATGGGGTCATAGCCATGCGAATAGGTGACCATCAGCGCCCGCCACCTGTCGGGCAGTGGGCGCTCGAAGCGCAGCATGCCGTCGGCCGACCACTCGAAGTCGACCAGCGTGCCTGAAAGCAGCACCCGGTCGACGGCGAGGACCGGCCACAGGGGAAGGCGCACGCTCCTGGTGCCGGTGGCATCCAGGACGATCTCCTCATGCTCGACCTTGGCGATGGGGTTGTGGCTTTGGCCGGCGAACCGGTCGGAGGCCAGGCGCAGGGAGAGCAGCAGCTTGCCGTCATCGGCCTTGCAGCCGATGCGCATGGCCAGGTCCTCGGCCGCCGCCAACGTCCTGGTTTCCGTCAGCTCGCTCATTGCGGCCTCCTATCGGTGTCAGTGGCTGCCGTTGCCGGAGGGGGCTCCGGCGATGGTGGCCACGGCGATGCGGCGTGGTTCACGGATCATGAGCAGGTACTCCTCCTCGGCCCTCACGTAGGTGAGGTTGTGTCGCGCGTCGTCCTCGTTCTGGTTGAAGGCCAGGATGGACAGCGGGGTCTTCTGCAGGAGCTGCACCGAGTGGAAGTCGCCGACCAGGACCTTGCCCTGCGGCACGATGCTGGAGGTGATGCGGGGCACGCCGAACAGGGTGAAGGGGCCGGTGGCGAAGGGAGCGTTGGACAGGTAGCGGTCGTTCTTGTCCTTCATGAGGTTCAGGGCCTCGTTGTCGGCCGGGTTCATGACCACGGCCTGCACGCCTATCCCGGAGACCGCCTGCTGGAGCTGGGTGATGGCGTGAGACACGGTGGTGACCACATCCGTGTCGAAGGGGATCTGCAGGGTGCCGGGGGTGTTCAGGATGCCCTTGGGCTCGTCGGTGCCGCCCAGGCCGTTGAGAACCAGGTTCTCCTTGTAGGCGGAAAGGTTGCGGGTCAGGACTGAATCGATCAGGGAGCTGATCACCCCGTCGTCGGCCAGCTCCTGGTTGGTGACCTTGGTGCCGTCGGCCACCGTGAAGGCGTGGGCCTCGGCCAAGGCGGTGGATAGAGTGCTCAGGGGCTTGAGCTCGCCCTCCTTGACCTTCTTGGCGTTGTTGGTCACGGAGACCAGCTGCCGGTACTTGAGGAACTGGCTTGTGGTGGTGCCCAGGGTAATCAGGGACAGGAAGGTGTTGGGCTGCGGGTAGGTCAGGTCGGCTACCCCGGGCAACATCTGGGGGACGATGGCACCGGGCAGTGCGGTGGACAGCGGGTCGGGGTCTGCCTTGACGCGCAGGTTCCGGGCGGTGATGGACACGGGGGTGCCGTGGGGCTGGTCAGCCTGGAAGCTCTTGTAGGCCTCCGTGGCGGTGAACGCCTGGCCGTAGGACTTAGCCGTGACGCTCCTGGACTGCTCCACGGGGGAGGCGCTGTCCTCGCCGTCGCCACCGGCTAGGCTCTTGAAGGCCTCGGCGGCCTCGTCGGCCTTCCTAATCCGCTCGCGAAGGTCGTCGGCTTTCTGCTTCCATTCGAGGATCAGGTCGTTCTCCTCGGGAGTGAATTCGCGCTTCTCCTCCTGGGCTTTCTTCGCCAGGGTGTTCGTCTGGGCGAGGATGTCCTTCAGTTCGTTTTGCAGGCTCATAGTGTTCCTTCCATGAGGTTGATTTCCGTTTCCGCTGCCCAGGCGGTGGTTTCGGGCACTGTCCAGGACTTCGCGATGTCATCCGCGCCGTCCTGTCCCTCCTCTTCCTCGCCTTGGGGCTCGGATCGTGAGGCAAGTTCTTGGAGCACGGTCTGGCGGACCAGTTCGCGCAGGCCCTCGTCAGGCTCCAACACGTCATCTGTCCGACCGCCGTCATCTCCGGCACCGTATTCGGTTTGTGGATCTGCATCCTCCACGGTTTCGGCGTCCACTTCGACCTGGTCGGCCTTGGTGGAGAGCAGCACGGTAGCTGGGTTGGCTCCCTTCATGCACGGGCCCAGCTCTATGAGGTCGACCTTGCCGACCTGGTAGATGGGGTCGCCGTCGGGTCCGGCCACGACGTTGAAGTCGGACTCGACCCCCGAATAGGAGAACTCCTTGACCCTGCGGTCCTTGAGGAGTTTGAAGACCTGCACGGCGGTGGGGTTGGTCATGTCCAGCTGCGCCGTGACCTCCAGGCCCATGTCGGTCTCCTTGGCCTCGAGGACCTCGCCGATGTGGCTCATGGGGTTGCGCCAGTCGTGGGACCAGACCACGGGGATGGGATCGCCCGAGGCCTTCCATTTGGACAGTGTCTCCGTGAAGGCCCCAGGCATGACCACCTCGCCCAGGGAGTCGACGTTGCCGAAGACGCTCACCAGGGCGCTGAACCTGCCGTCACCCAGGCTTCCCTCGTCACCGACACTTTTGAGCGTTGCCCCGGTGGAGCGTTTGAGGGTGTGCTGCTTCATTGGCTTCCTCCTATGTTCTGTGACCCTGAGTCGGTGGGGTCTGCCTGCGGGCCTCCCCCGCGCACGGTGTTCAGCAGGTCGATGATCTGGTCATATTCGGGACCCAATCCTGGGAAGCCTTGCTCCTTGCGGCCCTCGTTGATGCTCAGGTAAGGACCTCCGACGGCCTTCTGCAGGATCTCGGCCTGCTCGAGGAAGGAGCCGCGCAGGGCGGCGTTGAGGTCGAACTCGACGTATTCGCGGGGATCGGTGGACACCAGGGGCACGATCTGTGCATTGAAGGCCTGCTCCAACTGGGTGAACAGGGGTCCGAGGGTCTCCTTGTACAGGCTGTCGCGGAACGCCTGGGTCGAGGAGTAGTCGGCCTCCCTGGCCCCCACCATCTCGGGCGGTACGTGGTATGCGGAGGCCACCTCGATGTCGGCCAGGGTCCGGCCCTCGACCTCCTGGGCGTCCTTGGGGCTGAAGGACTCGACCTTCTCCCAATGGATGCCCTGAAGGACCGGGGAGCGCCCCTCGTGGCCGCCGTTCTCCAGATAGTCGTTGATGTCGGTCTCAAGCCGTTTCTGATCGCCGCGTTCCAGTGGCTTCATGTCGGCATCCATGGCGAAGATGCCGGGGATGCGGGCACCGTTCTGCCAGATGGCCTGCCGCCATTTGACCGATTCGGCGTATTCGCGCAAGGTCTGGGAGAGGGTCCGCATGGGACTCACGCCGTTGGCGCTGCCGTAGCCCTTGTCCCACAGGATGCCGTCCAGGCCGATGGTGGCGGAGTGGCTGTCGGCGGTGGACAGCTGGATGCCGTGGACATCCTCGTAGCCGCTCCAGGTGAAGGTCCACGAGTAGGCGGGCAGGCGGTAGAGCTCGTAGCCGCTGCGGGTTGATGCGCTAGGCAGGAGCTTGATGGCGAAGCGGTCATAGATTAGCAGGTCGCAGATCAGATCGTACCAGAACCGGTAGGCACCGTGGTACCGGGTGGGGTATTTCACCAGGTCGTAGAGTGGACCGCTGGTGACCACAGGCCGGTCGTTGTCCCCGTCGCGACGGTAGACCTTCATGGGGATGCGGGCCGCGTTGCGGGCCACGAACTCCACGGTCTTGCGCACGGACGGCTGTGTGGAGAACACGGAGAGCGCCTCGGAATTGGCGGACAGGGGCATGCCCGGGTCCACGACGTACCAGCGTCCCCTCACGGTGCCGGCCTGGAAGTCCTGGACGGACTTCTCGACCTGCTTGCGCCTGGTGAATGGCCAGATCATGCCGTCCTCCTTGCTCATGCGTACAGCCCGTGCGAGGCGTACGGGTTGTCTTTGAGGGTCGTCTTGCGGGTCATGGCCTCGGAGAGGGCGTCGCAGATGGCGGCCACGCCGTCGATCTTGTCCCGTGAGTCCTTCTTGCTGGGCTGCACGTTGCCGTTCTCATCGGATTTAACCGCCAAATTGTCAACGTTCCAGCGCAGAACGGGGTTTCCGCCATGTTGGAAGAGCGGATGGTCCTCGCTACCGGTCAGCAATAGGCGCTGCAGCTCCTTGAGCACCGGCGAGAGGGTCTTGAATCCTTGGCGCACCGGAGTCAGGCGTTCATCGCTTAAACCCGACTCCTCCAGGTCGTTGACCACCTGTGTGGCGTTCCATGGGTCGTAGCCGATGCTGCGGATGTCGTACGTCTCAAGGTCGGCGCGGATCTGCTGCTCGATGTACGAGTAATCGGTCACGTCACCAGGCGTGGGCGTCAGGAAGCCCTGCCTCACCCACACGCTCGCGTTGCCGGAAGTGCGTTTGTCCAGCTCGTCCAGAGCGGCCTCCGGGCACCAGAAGCGCATGCGGCACCGGTACCCCTCACCTTGGGGGAAAAGCAGGCACCAGGCCGTAAGGTCTGATACGGAGCCCAGGTCCCAGCCGCCATAGCATTCCCTGCGCTCCAGCTTCTTATCGTCCACGGTCCCGGCGTTGCGGTCCCATGCCTTCAGGGTGATGAACCTGGTCTCCTGCTTGGTGCGGATGCCCAAGTGCAGGCGAAGGTAGTTGGCCAGCTCGGCGGGTGAGTTCCTAGCCCTGGTTGCGACCTTGGCAAGGTAGTCGGCACCGGGAGGGACCCCATAGCCCGGATTTGCCTTCATCTGCGTCTTCACCGCGAACGGGTCATCGTCCTCATCGGCCCCCCACACCACCCCGTACCATGAACTGTCCTCGATGGTGCCGGCTGCAAGCTGCTCCACATAATGACGGGTCTCGTCGTAGATCGTGCCCGACTTCCCCGCGTCAGGCGTGGTGATCCGCACGCCGAGAGGCTGCGAGCGCGAGCCGCGACCGGTCTCCAGTGTGCGTACCAGGTCAGGGGTCTTGTACACGTGAAGCTCGTCGCAGATGAAGCAGTGGAGGTTCATGCCGTGGGCGGCGTCGGCGGCGGAGCTGATGACTTCCATGTAGCTGCCGGAGGCGTTGTGGACGATGCGTTTCTGGTGGGCTTTCATCACGCCCTTGAGGGCCGGTGTCTTCTCCACCAGTTGCTTGACAGGTTGGAAGACGAAACCGGCTTGGTGTTCGGTGCTGGCGGCGCACACGACCTGTGCGCCTTCCTCTCCGTCGGCGCCGAGCATGTAGACGGCGATGCCGCCCGAAAGCGTGGACTTGCCGTTCTTGCGGGGTACGTCCACGTACAGGTCGTTGATGACGCGCACGATCTGGCCGTCGCCGTTCTCGTGGACCCACCCGAAGACGGGAGCGAGGATCCAGGCGACCTGCCAGGGGGCCGGGTCCAGCGGCTGTCCGGCCCATTTGCCTTGCGTGTGGCGCAGCACGTGGAAGGAGGCCAGGACGCGGTCCACACGGGACGGGTCGAAGCTGGCCCCCTCCATGTCCCTGGGCTCGGAGGTCTTGATCTTGGGGGTCTGCCATTCCTTGGGCAGCTCCAGCCCGCGGGAGAGCATGTACCAGGCGACCTCAGGTGAGATCTTCAGCCGTTCCAGCTCCTGATCGGAGGGAAGTTCGATGGTTTCAGTCTCCGATGGCGAAGGGGTTTGCTTCCTGGTCGCCATCGTCCTCACCTAGCCCCTGTATCTGTCCTTCCGCCGCTGGATTGAGCCCGAAGTCACGCGCGAATGTGTGCACGTCGGCCCTGGCCGCCTTCAACGCGGCCACAGCTGGATGTGGTTTGGGCACCCCCTGGGATGTCTCGACCGTCATGCCTTCTTCCAGGAGCTGCTTCATGGACTCACGCATCTGCCAAACAGCCGTGCAGTACGCCTCCAGGCTCGGACCGTCCACTTTCTTGAGGATGCCGAGTCCATCCAGCGTCTCGACAACGCTCTTCCACACGGTCTTGGCCCCTTCTGGCAGATAGGACGGCATCCTGGGCTTGTCTCGCTCGAATCCGATTTCCTTCTCGACCTTGCGTCCCCCGGAGTCACGGCCTTCACCCCTCCCGTTGATCAGTCGCAGCTTGGTCGGCGCCTTCATCGGACCCCGCTGACCCATGGTGGCACCCCCTGTCAGGCGAAAAACGATTTGGGAAACCTGAGACGCGAAAAAAGCAGTTTCGGCGGCGCCCCAGTTATCCACAATTTTTGTTGATAATTACCCCATACCCCTTAGAATCGTTGCAATTACGCCATTCTTGGGATTGTGGATAACTTGGGGTCAGTCGCCTTCGATTTGGTCGAACAGGCGAGCCGCGAGGCTTGGCTCACCGGTGTCGCCGGCGCGTCTGCGTCTGGCGATGGCTGTCTTGGCTTGGTGGCATGCATGGCACAGTGACTGTAGGTTGCTTGTGCCGTAGAGGCTGCCGCCGTCGGCGACCTCCCAGATGTGGTCGACCTCGGTGGCTTTGGCCCCGCAACGCACGCATTGGCGTCCGTCCCTGGCTAGTGCGGCCTGCCTGGCGACGCTCCATCTTGCGTGGTCGATGGTCTGTGTGTGCGCGGATGGCCTGGCCCATGGTTTGGGCTGATGGTCGGCGCAGCGCCCCATCGTGACGGCTTTGGCTTTGCAGCCTGCCTTGGTGCACCTGCCTTGTGGCCTTATGGGCATCAGAGCAGCTCAATGCCTAGGTCTTGCAAGGCTCTTAAGTATTCGTCTTGGTAGACGCGCAGCGGCCAGGCTTTGAGTGCATCGTCGCGGTCGATTTGCATGCTTTGGCCTGACATGGTGTCGGCTATGCGCGTGAGCTGATGCTCGATGCCGTGTAGCTGGTTGTTTGCTGGTGGCTCGACGATATGTTTTCTGAGTGCTGGTTCCGGCATGTTTCCCGTTCTTTCTGTCGTGTCGCCTTGCCTTAATTACAGAACTGAGTTATTATATTAATGTCAGCAAAGAAAGGAGGTGAACATGAAGATAACGGATTGGATACAAGCCGTCAGCTCGGTGATAACCACGCTCATAGCCGTGGCCGTGCTCATACACGACATCACCCACCAAGGCAAGTAACCAAAAGGGGTTCCGAATAAACCTAGTATCCGGAACCCCGCCCCAATCCTATCTCATGGCACACTATGACAAGTAAAACCTATATGGGTATCGCCAGCCTCGCCTGCGGGATCGCAGGCCTCATCTGTTCGCTCGGATCAGTGCCCTGGAGCGGTGGGCTCTTCGCGCTCGCAGCGGGAGGCTTCGGACTCGCAACATCCATCCACAAGGACCCACACCAGTGACCAGACACTACCTCTCCCTCACCCAAGTGGCTCAGCAGCTGGGCATCAGCAAAAGCGCGCTCGCGGGCTACAAGCTCCCACCCCCGGACGCGACCATAGGCACAATCCGTGGGTGGGAGCCCCACACCATCGAGGCTTGGGACTCTCAGCGTCCTGGCCATGGTGGAAGACCTCGCAAGCGGTAGCACGGCGTGGAAGGCTTGGACACCCGTCCACGGCTTTCGGTTTGGCCTGCCTCTCGCCGTGGAGGCCGCCGCGCAAGCGGGGTGCCCGCGGGGAAGTAAGTGAAGGACTGCGGGCAAGTGTTGGTCAGCCGATGGGCTTGCCGGTCGCGTCGCAGAGCTGCCACTGGTCGGACAGGAGCTCGACCTGGGTGGGGAGCCAGGGGATGTAGCCGTGCCGTGAGGCGGGGTCAGATAGTCGTGGGTGGGCATGCCCGCGGCGCGGGTCGCATCCTAAGTTACATCATCAGGTCGTTCCATGTATGTGATTCTGGCAATGAGATTCGCAGTGGCCCCTTCGGGTTGCCTGTTATGTGCGCGCTCATAAACTCGGTCACGCAGTCGTCGTAGAGGATTGCGAAGCGCCTATCTGATCAGAATGGAGTGATGAAGCACTGTGCCCTAAGATAGGAGTTGTTGTGGTCCTACTATCAAAGGAGAAGCATGATCCGGCAAAAAGCATATTTATCAGCTGTACATCCCAGAGCAAGCGAGCTAGGTGCGCTTAATGACCTTAAACAAAGTGAGCTTGACAAAATTATCGCTCTTGTCTTGTCCGATGGTAGAGTTTCCGATACTTTTAATAACCTTACAAGGCTGCTGAAAACGAATAATCAAGTAAATCTGTGCGTGGATCTCGGGGATACCATCACTCCGAAATCGATAAGCATCATCAAGGACTTGAGCGTCCCCAGTCAAATGCAGAACAGCTTTGGGATTAGCATGCCTTTGGGTACTTCCCCGGGCGATTTCTCCACGATCACATCCACGTTAAAGCCTTCTTTCGTGGCGGTTCGCGTGAAGTTGAGTGGCCGGCAAGTGCCGAATGCTTTAGTCCGAGACCTGCAAAGCTTATTGAATAAGACGACTGTTAAATCAGGTATGCCAGTTAGTCTGATCCTTGACTTAGGTTATATCCATGGTCATGACACGAAAACTGACTCTGGGAATGACTGCGCGAATGAGAGCGTCGTATTAGAAGCGGGCCGCTTGTGCATGAATATATTGAAAGAATTATCAACTCATCAACTGATTGATAGGTTTTATCAGATTTTCATGCTTGGTGGATCATTCCCACAACAGATTTCTTTCGTCAAAGATACTGCTCGAGTGCCGCCACCTGGAGGACTCCCTTTAGGCAATATGGCATTCCATTTCCGCCGTGAATACGCAGTCTGGAAAAGCATAAGGAATAAATACAATGCCATTCTTTACGGTGATTACTCGGTCTTCAACCCAAAGATGAGTAATAACTCGTTCGGAAGCCCAGCTCCCAATATCCGCTATACTCAAGATGATAGATGGGTGTTGGTTAGGGGGAAAAGTTCAAATAAGTATCACCCCGGAACCGGCATATATAAAATTTCGAATCAGTTGATAAAAACAAGGATAGTTGACAATCCTCAATTTTCTGAAGGGGATTCGAAATTCCATTTGGCTGCGCAATATGACTATCCTGCTGCTATCAGTGCCAAAAAAGTCCCCATCCCTACCGGTTCAGGCAGTCAGTGGCTGAAGTGGAGCAGCTCTCATCATCTGGCATATGTGGTGAGACAACTCTCCAATGCTGGCGTGATTTGAGCTGATGCCGTACAAGTTGTCTGATCTGGGATGGGGTGAATCGTTCTACCATCCTATCCCAGATGAAAGGTCTCGTCAGAGATCTGACCCCTCTGTCATATCCATACTGGGTGAGTATGTCCAAGGCTTCGTCGCGCCAGAGTAGCTCCACTGCCAGCCTCGCGTCAAACATGCTTCTATCAATCCGTGCAGTCCTGTATCTGCGAATATGAAGAGAACCCTTCTTTGTGCCCTTTGCTATATAAATCCCCCACGATGAGGGTAACAACTGAAGAGCTCTATCGAAATGATTCTCTGCAACCACTAGATTGCAGTAATCCAGCACCTTCGAATAGAAGGATACCTGTTTGGGTAGCCTCTTAAGATTATCGCTCGCACTTTTCAGCTCGTATCCGGTCATATGCCCGTTGATGACAGTGATGTCGGCCCGAACTTCACTACATAGGGCGAACTCATCAAGTTTGAGTACGTCGGGCCCATTGTTGCTTTTGCAGCGATTAATCATAGCCCATGTGGCCTGCCGGACATCGGCGTCATGCATTCTCTCAGCGCTTGCTGAACGCATCAAATCACACACCTCGCGGCACTAGGACAATTAATAAGACTGCCATTCACAACCATCCCCACACTTAATGAGAGCAATGTAAACCTAAAATATAACTGTCTGTTTTGTCAAGCGATCCTTCACGACTGGCACCCAATAAGCACATTCACAAACCTCCAAGGACGCATCACCAGAGACGACTTTGAAACGCTGATGATCGGGTTTCATGATAGTTGGCACGGCTTCTGCAGAATGACCAACACCAGTATGTCGATATAACTATACATGCACAAGTGCGTAACACCTATGCCTATCTTGCAGTGATACGGTCGGCGCGGCCCGCAAGCAACCGCCTCGCATCAAGCTTCTCAGCCAAAGCCACTAGCTCGCCGATGCTGAACTCATACCAGCCCTCCTCCAACGACTTAAGGCTGGGCATTTGCCCTCGCTCGATCCAGTGGGTGATGTTCTTCCTCGTGACCTTGATGCCGGGCACGGCGATGTCGCCCTGGGTGACCGGCCCGACCGCGATACGACCGAATGTGATGTCTCGGATGTCCATAGCGCTCGTTTCGACGTTCACACCCTGTCTCCGTCCATTCGTCGTGCGGTGTAGTCCTGGGCGGTCTTAACGCCCAGGACGAGCGCGTTGAAGAGCATCGTGTGCCCGCACGCCAGGCAGATGACCTGGCAGACGGGCATGAAGCTGGTGTAGGAGCGGTCGCGCAGAACCATGGTGTCGCCGGCCTGGAAGTCGCGACCGCCGCAGACCGGGCAGATCCGGTCCCTCCATTTGTCGGTGAGGAGATCACGGGTGCGTTCCCGTTCCTTGTACCGGAGCTCCTCCGCGCTATCCGGAATTTCAACGGTCTCTCTAGTGGTTCCTTCGGTGACGGCCTCAGCCTGGCTGGTGTCGTCCTGCTTTTTGTCCTTGGTAATGGTCCAGCGCTTGTAATGCCGCCATTCGGCGTACCGGCGCAGCCAGCCCGGCAGTTCGTAGGCGGTGCAGGTGACGGTTTCCCGCTTCATCGCACCACCCCCGGGAACGGCGAAGGGCCGGACCTTGCGGCCCGACCCTTACACTAAAATCAACTATATCCAAAATAGCGTAACAACCTCTGCAATGCAAGCCGGGATTACGCTCCCAGGCATTCCAGCAGCTCGCCCGTGTCAAACGTCCAACGTCCGGGCCCGTCCGTCCTTTGCGCACTGGGGAGCCGGCCTCGGCGCAGCCACATGTCCACCCGGTTGCGTGTCACCCGTTTGCCGGTCTTCCATTCCAGCCACTGGCCGGCAGCTTTGGGCGTGCAGGTGATGGTCTGACCCCTGAGAGTGTCCACGCGGGCCTCTGTGAGGGCTTTCACGGTCCAGGTGGACCCGCACTCAGGGCAGGTGGCTGCCAACCCGTCAGGAGGCCCACTGAGCACCGTTTTGCACATGGGGTTGAGGCAGCGTCCGTACACGACACGCTCGCCTGGCGCGGACACGCGCTCGCCGACCCTGCGCAAAGCGTCCGCCAGCTCCCGGTAGTCGCGGCCCGAGTTTGGCGCGTCGTACAGGCGCCCGATCCTGGCGGTCAGCTTGCGTAGGACCTGCGGTGCCCTGCCACCCCACAGTCCGATGTCACCGGCCACGTCCTGGATGATGTCCTCCACCTGGTCGTACAGGTCGGCGGCGCTCAGATCCATGGGCGTGGGCGCGAACGCTGGCCGCGCTCCCCCGCCACGGCGTCCGAGCCTGACTTTACGGTCGGCCGCGTCCTTGAGCTCGTACATGCTCAGGCGCAGCTCGTGAAGGGTGCGGGCGAGCTGGTGGCGGTGCTCCTTGCACAGTGGTCCGCGTGGGGCCCCGATGCACACTGGGCAGTCTCTGGTCAAAACTCCGGTCCTTCCTCATATCCGACTTCACGCCTAACGGTGTCCCTCATGGCTTGGATGACGGCCGGCGGATACCCGTACTTTGCGCGTATCGTCCCATCGTCGGCACCGTCCCTGATGTCCTGCAAAGCGTGGGCCTGCCTACTCTGCCTGCTCATGACTCCTCCTCGGTATGGTTAATCAGCCATAGACCAAGCCTGCATGCCAACCGGTCTGGGAGGAATGTCCATGTAGAAGCAAAACCGGTAGTTAATTTCAATTCGATGTCTTCCGGTTGCTTGCTGACCACGAAGGTGGGGATGAGCGGAGGCCTAGAGAATTGTATCTTCTGGAGAATCGTATCCTCGTTGCACCGGTAATCCGATTCAAGATCGGCAATCTCGCGTGGATAGCGCTCGCTGAAACTTTTCTCGGTGTACGGGTTGTGATTCGCATAGTCGATCGAGGTACCAGGAGACTGACGACGCCTAGCCTCCCATCCTTCTTGCCATGCTTTTGCCATGGCTTCTCTCAACCCTTTTTTTGACATTCGTTTTGCTCTCGTCGCGTTCATACATCCTCCGTGAGGCTAATAGCGTTGATAGCGTCACTGTCGTTGAAAAGGCGCATCGTGAGCGCTAAGTCCTTTACAGTGAGAGCCGCCGTGTTCTCAAGAGCAGCAGAAGCTTCCGCTCCTGTCTGGTCAGTCACGATAATTCTCAGTGTTGTTTTCTTGCCCATGCTTCCTACTTCCCAACAATCTGTTTGATACTCATTGCGCCGAGCCTGCTCTGCCCGCTCCTCAGGGGTTTACGGTCGTCTGGCTTGGCTGGCTCGATAGCGAGCTGCTGGGCGGCTTGCACGGCTATCGTGTGCGCCTGCTCTAGCGTCCGCCCTTGCGCCAAGCTCTGGTTGAGCTGCTGCCGGTAGGTGACATACGCGGCACCATTGTCCAGGAGGTGACCGGTGGAGGCGATGAGACGCTCACGCTCAGCAGCCTCCGGGATACGCGACTTACGCAACACCTTGATACCAGCGTTCACATCACCCGAGCCCATCCACCGGCCGGTGGTGTTGTCCGCGTAGAAGCGCCTGACGGCCTCCATCGCGTCGGCCAGGGTCGCGTCCGCCCTGAGTTCCTCCTGGAAGGTCCTGGCCTCCAGGTCGGTGATGGTGGCGTTGCCGTGGTGGGCGCGGATCTTCGCCAGCACCAGCGTGCTCTCCGCAAGGTTCAGGCTCACGATCCGATCCCCTTCCTGCCCTCATGGGGCATTGATTGCTCCTCGGCCATGTAGCGGGCGACGAGAGCGGCGTTGGCGTCCTGGTTGGCCTGCGTACGGGCCGTTCCTTGGCTGCTGCTTTGGGCCCGCAGGCGCAGCTGATCGTATTTGGCTCGGAACTTGGGCATGGAGAGGATGTTGCCCTTCCAGAAGCTGTCCCGCTGGCACCAGTCGATGAGCTGTGCCGCCTCGATGGGGTCACGCTTGTCCGTGTCGAGCATGAGGCGTGCTGCGTCCAGCCAGCGTTGCGTGATGGTCGGCTTCTTGGATCCGTTGCGTACGACCCACTCCTGGAGGCGTTCGCATAGGCTGACGATTTCTGGATTTGAATCTCGCACTATATTTATATCTTTAGATATAAATAGGGGTACGGGTACGGGCTTCGTTTCTGCTTGAGGTTCTGCTTGGGCACTTGCTTGAGCAGGTGCTGAAGCAGGTGCTTTAGCGTCTGCTTGCTTTCTGCTTCGCCTCGACTTGCCTGAACGAATCCCGCCGAGCTTGCCAGCCGCAGTTTTCCGGGCTTTTTCCGCCTCGACCTCATCTTTCGACGGGTTGTAGTCGAGAAAATCGTGGATCTGCCAGTAGTCGCCGTTGTCTTCCCACAGTCCGACATCGACGAGTGTCTGCGCGTCCTCTTCGGTCGCATCGGGGTGCAAAGTGCGAAGCACCCGCTTAAGCACCTGCCCATCAGTTTGCGAAGCAGAAGCCCAAGCACCTGCTTCAACCCACAGGCCAATCGCGCTCAAGCTCGCCTGGATCATCTTCGGGTTACGCGGCAAATTATCGTCCACTTTGAACCAAGTCATTGCACACCTCCTTTCTTTGAATCAGTGGAACCAGACGCTGCGTAAACCTGTCCGTCCAGTCGCTCAAAGTGTCATATCTGAGATTCAATGCAGCGTCATGAATGACCGTCGCCTCTTTTAACGATGGAATACCTGTTGCAGAGAAGAAGAATTCATATTCCCCAAACGGCCTCGTCGGATAAACAATTGATCTCACCCGAGCGGAAAGAAGCAAAGCATCACAGAACCGGCAGAAGTGCTCCCAGCGCTCTATACTTGCCACGCTTCTTGAATCCTGGTGGTCGAATTCAACCTGGTAATCACGATTCCCTCGTTTGATAACAGCACCGAATGTTCCATGAGAGAGCCTGTATACACGGTTAAACTCATTCACTCCACCACGTTCAAAATCAACGAATTCATCACTACCAAGCATGACTACGTCCTGAGGTTCGTACCAGAGTCCAGCCACCTTGTTCCGCTTAACTAACGCATCAGATAGTGACCCGTGATAAGCTCCACCACACTTACAAGAACAGCAGGTAGTATCACTACTTAAAGCCAGTAGACATGCCGAAGAACATTGACCTGATTCAACCAGATATGAAACTGGTATCGTCTCACTCATGATTCCTTTACTCCTGGCTTCTCACCGTAGAGGTAATTCCTCAGTGCTGCTTCAATGGCATCACGGTAGTGGTCTTGAACTATCTCGTATTCACTATCCCAGTCGTCATCAGCAGTGCTGAGCCCCCTATCGCGCAGCGACTCGTGGACCACTTTCGCCATCGCGTCGATGCTGTCCACGGTCAGCCAGACGTCATTCCGCGCCTGCTCGTAACCGAGTCGAAAGTCCTCAAGACTTTCAGCGTGCGCATCCTCGTCTTCGTATTCCTCATACTCCGCGAGGTAGTCCCGGTACTTGTTGACGGCCTTATCAGTGTCGAACATCACTCCTCCTTGATCCGGTGGCCGCTGACGACGACCTGCCACACGCCCGGCCTGCCGGTCGGCTCGCCAACCTGGAAGGCGTGGCGGCGGATGTACTGGTAGGAGTCGTCCACCAGTACGCCCGCGTCCACCAGCCCGTCCTCCAAGTGCTTGACAGTCGGGTAAAGGTTGGGGGCGTCGGCCTTGGCGGTGCGCCGTGGGTAGCGCACCACGGTCAGCAGGTCGATGCGCTCCCCCACCGGCCCTTCCAGGCGCAGTCTTCGGGCCATGATGCATCCCAGGCGTCGCAGCTCGTTGGACTTGGAGGTATTGGCGTAGATGCTGCCCTGGGACCCGTTGCTCTTGAGCAGCAGGCTCTTGGGCACGTCGATCGCCAACCGGAACAGGGCCTTGTCAGCGCTCATAGGAAACTCTCCTCGTACCCGTGGCAGTGGCATTCGTGCATGGCGTTGAGGGGCCCGCCGCACCATTGGCAGTACTCGGGTTCGGGCGGTGTCTCCGGCCCGTCCCATGCCGCACAGAACGGTCTCATGACAGGCCCCCTGTCCCGTGTCCCCGGTCAGAACTCCGGCTCATCGCTGCCTCCTCTGAAGTCCTGCGCGCCCCACGGGTCGCCGGCCGGCTGCTGACGGGCCGGCGGACGCTGGCCCGCCGCTTCCTGCTGCCGGCCCCACTGGTCGCCCTGCGACTGGCCCTGCCCCTGCCGGGGGTTGCGGGTCACCTGGGCCGTGCACGGGACAAGGCCGGCCCGATCTCCGACACATGCATCTCGTAGCCGGTGCGCTTGTTGCCGTCCCGGTCCTGCCAGTCGTGCTGCGCCAGGTTGCCGCGGGCGATCACCCGCATGCCCTTGCCCAGGCTGGCCTGCACGTTCGAAGCCAGGGGCGTGTACTGGGAATCCCAGACCGAACAGCGCAGGAACAGGGCCTCACCGTCCTCCCATTGGCCCGACTGGCGGTTGTACTGGCGCGGGGTCGATGCGATCGTGAAGTTCGCCACCGTCCCCCCACTGCCAGTCACCCGCACCTCCGGGTCCGCCGTAAGATTGCCGACAATCGTGATCGTCGTCTCTCCCGCCATCACTCAGCCTCCTTGCCATCGTCCATACCCAGCAAGTCATGCAGGCACAAATTCACCGCCACTTGCGCCAAAGAGCGCTGGTCGAACTCATCACTGTCGGCGTCGAGCAGATATTCAAAGTCGGCTTGGGTACCCTCTCCCGTCATAATCCAACGAGGGCCCACTTCGACGGACTTCCCGTTGTAGTCAAATCGGATACAGATGGAGCGGATGTCGTGCTCATCTGTATACACGTACCAGAACGACGGGAACCCGTAACGCTTCGTATGCACAAAATCGCCGTGGGGCTGACAGGCCCACGCCACCGTGCATAGCGCCATCCAGTACCGTTCAGACAATGGTGAGCCGCTGTCGCACAGCGCGCACTCCAAGCCCTCGACCGTCCGACCGCACTGTGGGGCGGGAAGAGGATTCGCCTTGCGGTCGAAGTAGTGACCATGGCAAGTCTCGCACTCGTACACGCCCAGCCAGTAGTCGCCTTTATAGTCCAGTGTCTTAATCAGTCTCATATCAAAGTCCTCTCTTCATCGCGTCACTCAGATGTTTCGGCATCTTCCAGTTCGGGCAGGTGCAGCGCTTGTCAATCGCGTGGGGGCAGCGCCACGCCCCCACATCAGGCCGGCCGCAATGCTCGCACCTGCGGACCGCACCCCGCAGCAGATCATCAGCCGCAATCACGCCGACACCTCCCCCGCCAGGGCCTCCCTGGTGCGCGAGACCACCAGCTCCGGGGCGCTCAGCAGCGTCTCGGCATCGGCCAGGGTCAACTGGCTGGTACTGGTGAGCTGCTTACCGACCAAAACGCCGAATGCCCTACCAGCCTGAGCACTGCTGGACACGCCACCCTGCTTCATGAGGGCGGCGATCTCCTGCTGCTGCTCCTTCGGCGCCATCACATCAACGCGGACATGATTCTCATGCCCGGCGGCGGTGGACGACTGCTGTCTAGCTTCGTCGTCCTGCATCTCGTCGGCCGTGTAAAGACCGCTCAGATCCTGGGGGAACGCCTTGCGCAAGGCCAGAGCTTCCGCGCACTTGGACAGCATGACGGCCGGCTTGCTGGCCCACATGCTGGTCAGACTCCCGTCTTTCTTGCGTCCCACGTACTCGGCCAGCGTCGCCACTCCTACGAAAGTGCCCTGACCGCGCTGCACCACGACCTTGGAAGCCACAGGTGGATTCTGAGGGTCAAGCCACACATCGCGCCACCGGCCATCCTCCCCGCACCACACGGTCTCCGGCTCACCGAAGGTCTCATGACTGCGCTCGGCGGCCCGCCTGGCAATCAGCCGGAATCCATCGATGCCGGTCTGGATGGTCTGCTTACCTGCACGGCTGATCATGTAGATCTGCCTGGCGAAGGGGTCCAGCCCCGTCCGCTGCACCTGATGGAAAAACACGGCAAGGTCACCCTGGGAGGCGTTCTGCACACCCATCTGCCGCAGGGCCGCGACCTGGTTCTGTGTGAAACCATCCTGCTTTTCGGTAATCGTCAAATCGCTGCTCATGCGACCCTCCTTAGATGCTTGGTAGTCCTGCGTTTATTGCGTGCCTGGGTGAACCTGTCGGCCCACCGGCAGTTGGAAGGCGAATACCCGGAATCGTTGTCTATCCGGTCAATCGTCAGATCGTCCCTGTACCCGTGTCCGAGGGCCCAGTCACGGAACTCGCGGTATTCCGCCCACTTCTCGCAAACCCGTATGCCACGAGCCCCGTAATTGCGGAAGTCCGGGTTCCTGCGGTTCCCGCACCTCTGGTGCATGTTCGTCCAGATCCGGTAAAGGCGCGTCCTGGAACCGTGCCCGTAGGATTCGCCGTGCTTGTAATTGATCCCGGCTGTCACCTCGGCATGCAGGCAGCCGCAGCTCCTGGTGTCCCCGCACCTCAGATGGGAGGTCGAGGATATCGTCTCTTTGCCACAACTGCATCTGCACCGCCACTGGGTCGTCCCATAGGACGTATTGGGAGCTTTGGCAATGACGGTGAGACGCCCGAACCGAGCCCCGGTCAAGTCAATCGCCCTCATGCCCACTCATCCTTTTCGTCCTCCGCTCCATCGCTGCCGGCCTCGATGCCCAGCACCTGCCGCGCCAGGCCGACCAGCTCCGCGTCACCGAAGATGTCGGCCCAGGCTTTGACCTTGCTGACCGCCACCGTGTCCAACGTGCCCTTCGACATCTCCACGCCGTCCGGCACCTCGCCCTCGAACTGACGGATCAGGTGCTCGATCGCATCGTGCCTGGTGACCACGTCCACCGGCATGAGCGTCTCCTCCACGCTGCCGCCCTCGCCATGTGCGTCCAGCCAGCGCGCGTACGCCTGCGGGTCCTTCACCCTCCACTTGGGCTCCGATCCACGCTTGGCCGTCACCACGCCCGTGCTCGTGGTCAGATGCTCCCTGGGATCCAACTCACCGGCCACATACCTCTTCAGCGCGTCCACCCGCTCCTTGAGCACCTTCTGCATCGCCGTCGCCATCGTGAGCTGCTCGCTCGCCTCATACGGCGTCAAATCCCCGTCCGCCAGCTGATCCTGGATACTCTTACCCATCACTTACCCTCCTTGGCATTGCTGTTGTCGCTTGTCTTGGCTGGCCCGTCCTCGAAATGGACCGGAATCAGCGGCAGCAGCCTGTACATCTCATCTTCGGAGTTCATATGGCAGACCTCGCCGATAGTCACAAGCATCGGCTGCCATACAGGCATGCCGTAATAGAGGCGCATCTTCCAAAGTTCACCATCATTGTCCCTGTAGTATCCCGGCTCCTCCGGTACCTGCTGCTTGCGACGTAGCGCACAGGACACCATGTCGGCGATTACCACGGCATCCCCGCCAGCCACCAGGAAGCGGCGCGAAGCGTCCCCGTCGCCCACGGTCGCCACCTCGTACAAGGCGCCCGACACCACCAGCGAGTCACCAGGGCGCACGTCATCCAGGCTTATCTGCTCCCAGTCGCGCTCGTCCCACACCAGGGATACGGACTGCGCGAAGGAACGCGACCTCCAACCACCGTCGCTACGGTCAAACAACCAAAGCGACTCACCAGCCTTCGTCAGCACCAGCTGACCTCGACCATCAAGACGGCCCTCCAGGAGGGCACCGTCCCGGGTGACCACACGCACATGTTTGCCCGAAAGCTCCTCGCCTGTCAGGCCCTCATACCATTCGCTCACTTGTCTTCCTTTCACTTTCCGAGTTTGTTGTTCATCCAGCTGACCCACACGGCCAGCCCCATCAGCACGAAGGCCACTACCTGCTGGCCCACGGGCTCACCCGCCTTCCCCGCGGGCCGACCGTCCGCCCCCGGTACGAGACCCTCGATCCGGCCGACGCGACCCGATGGGAGGACAGGCACGCCGCCTGCCGTCGCGTCTGCGCCGTCAGGCGCAGGCACTCCATACCCACCAGGCGCACCGTGTACGCGCACTCGTCCAGCACCGCATCCACCTGGTCCGTGTCATAGCCGCGGCCCATCCAACGCAGATCGAAATCCGCGCGGTTGATGTCCCTGGGAGTCAGAACCCGCATGGCACATCCTCCAATCCGTTCAAAGCCCGTCCCGCCGACGGCACAGCCGCCAGCAGGACCAGCAGATGCAGCACGCTCACCACCCCATGCACCAGGCCCGCCAGCAGCCACACAGCCGCCCAGCAAGCCGCCAGCGCAGCCACACAGCCGCCCAGCAAGCCGCCAGCGCAGCCACCGCGGCCACGAGCGCGGCAAACCATTCGCGGGCGGTCATTGCCTGTCCCTTGGATCGCGAGATTCGATCGGCCAGGCTTCGATGGCGGCTTGTAAGTCCGTTGCCAGGTACCCGCCTTTCCTGCCTTTCTTAGGTGCGTGGTACAAGTGTCCGAAGTGTTCGCGGAACAGTTTCTCCCCGAACGGTGTGCGCCCCCGTGCCTTCTCCTCGCTCAGCAGTTCGAACGGCACGACGTTCACGACCTTCTCCCGCTTCGTCACGCCGCCTCCTTCAGCTTGGGGTCCAGAAACCGGTTCACGAAGTACATCTGCCCCTTGGGCGTCACCAGCGTCGTGCGCTCGACGCTCGTATGCCCGTCACGGTGCGCCACCGGCGTCTCCTTGACGAAGAACAGGCCCATGTCCGCGCTCCGCTGCGTGGGCATGTTCCAATCCCCGCCCTTACGCCCGCTCAAATACCCGTGCTCCCGAAGCCATTTGAAGAAACGGTTCTGCCCCATGCCGGGAACGCCGTTCTGGCGGAGGATCTTCGCCATCACCCCGACCAGGATGTTGGAGTCGGAAGCGGTGACCGCGTCGGCGAACAGCACCTTGGGCTCCTGGGCCGCCAGCTTGCGCTCCTGCTGCTCGATGGTGCGCTGCGCGATCAGCACCGCCCGCGCCATCGTCTCCGACGGCGACTCGGCCTGCGGGATGTAGCCGCCAGTGCGGCGGATCTGCGGCAGCACATCGTGGGTGACCCACCGCTGGAAACGCTTGGCCTCCGGCTTATCCGACCGGAGGACGATCTTGTACAGGCCGGACTCGTTGACAATCCAGGCCTCGCCTTGACGACCTAGATTGAATCTAGACCGTTCGTCCTGGTCCAGCCGTTTAGCCAGATCGGAGGCATTTTGCACTTCCAACGCTTTGGCCACGTCCGAAAGCACCCACCAGGTCAGTCCCGTCTCGAACGTCAGGGTCCTGACCGCGTGCCCCTCGAACTCGAAGGGCCGGGGTGTTAATGTTGTAGATGACATTGATTCACCTTTCTTTGTCATCGCCGCCGCTGCAATCGGCGGCATTTACTTTGTTGTGGGAAAATCTTTGTTATGCACGATCTCGTAGCAGCGGCAACCATCCTCGGAACGCTCATCTCGATAGCCACGTTCTCGTTCGTCCTGGCCGAATGGATCAAAAGACTGCGGTCCGTAGCAGACTTCTCATGGATCGCGTACACCTGGGGAACCGACCAGTACTCGGACGGACGCACTACGCAACGGGTGTCCATAACCAATCTCGGCAAAGGAACCGCCCTCCTGTCCGCAATCGTCTTCGCGCACGCCACCGTGTACACCGACGGCACCGAACTCGTCCCGTCGTGGGTCTTACAGCAAGGGACCGTCCTGAACTTCGAACTGGAGAACTACGACCCCGCGCAGACCTGGATTCTCATTTACTGGATATCGGCGGAAAACAGAGGAAAACTGTTCTCCGAATGGCTGAGTACGAGCGATCAGTCACCACTGGTCACCGCAGACAGAGCATCAGCAGAAATGCAACGAACCAGAATCCGGAAGCAACTACAAGCAGAACACAACAAGCCGTTGGGCCCAGGAAAGTGGAAGCTGTCATACTCCCTAACAAGAGATCTAGGAACAGCAGGATATACAGCAGCATTGCAACAGACGCAAATACCACTACCGTCCGACACCATCTCTCCATCGGGGATTGAACGGTATAGGCAAACTGAAAAGCAGCACGATCCTGCGCCCGAGCAATCGCCCCAATCTGATCAGCGGTGACGTACCCCATGTTGTTGTTTACCTTCACCACCTCCTCTTTCTCCATCACTCACCCCCTTTCTCGCTGACCAATTCCCAGATGTCTCGCACGTCATCGGCCAGGTCCTCGGTGTTGGAACGCAGCAGTTGGTCACTCAATCGACGGACATACTGCCGGTCCGAATCCTTTAAGGCAGACCACAAGCCGGTGAGCTGCGCATCAGCCCTCTTAAGTGAACGCAACGTCCTACGCACCTGGAATCCGATAAGCCGATTACCCATTCCCACCACCCCCTAAGCCGTCAGACGCTGGGAAGAAGCGACTGGCGCATCAGGTACTTCCTTGACCGTCGCGACCTCCCCCGGTGTAAAGCCGAATGCACTGTAGAGTCCGACAATCAATATCGGGGAAGCCACGCCTGTTCGCTTGGCTTTGCTCAGGGCGCTTTCGCTTACCCCAAGCGCCCCGGCGAATGCGCTCTCCGTTTTCAGCCCGCTCATGCGTTTTGCCCGTTCAAGGAACCCATCCTTGAAAACCATTTGGTAGCTCAAATCCACCTCCCTGTATTCATAGTGAAGAAATCCACTTCGTTATGAATACCAACATATCATTATGAAAAGGAGAATGTCAATACGAAAACACGCCGGCGTGTCTTGACATGAAGAGCAGTGTATTTCATAATGAAAACTATGAACAAAGACGAATGGCTAGCCAAAGCAATGGGCGACGATAGCGTCAACGAGATGGCGACCAAGGCCGGCATCTCATCGGCGACAGCCTGGAGGCAATACAACAACGCCCTCGGCTTCACCGCCGAGAACGTCATCCTCATAGCCCGCGCATACCGCAAGAACCCAGTATCCGCTCTTGTCGCGTTCGGATACCTTCGACCCGATGAACCGGCCAGCGCCGGCACGGAAAAGGCCCTGCGGAACGCGAGCGACGATGAGCTCATGGATGAGATGGCCCGGCGCCTCGCCAACGGAGCCGCAGCCAGGAACCAACGGTGGGAATCGCCCATCACGTTCAATCCCGAAGACCTGGGGATTGTGGCCAACATGAACCCGGACAAGGATGCCGAAGCAAACACACCGGACGAATAAGCAAACCAACAAAGAGGGGATCGATGCCCAAGATCGAGGATCTGTTCGCACAGGCGGACCGAATGGGGCTCAACGTCCAGGAAGCCTACCTGCCGGCAGGCTGCCAAGGCATCTACGACGACAAATCAAAGATGATTTGCCTTGACCCACGCATGAACCAGCGGCAGCAATTGTGCGCCCTCCAGCATGAGCTCATTCACGCGGAGCATGGAGACCAGGGATGCAGCCTATCATCCCTAATACGCAAGGCCGAGCGCAGGACCAGGAGAGAAACCGCATGCCGACTGATAACCCCGCTCGAATATAGGATTGCCGAAGCCGAATACGAAGGACAGTCCTGGAAAATGGCCTGCGAGCTGGGCGTCACCGTCCAGGTCCTCAAGGATTACCAGCAGTTCCTTGATGAATACGAGAAGACCACTCCCCTGCGCGGTCGCTGGCGCGATGATGTCTACGTCTGCTGACGCTTACATGCTCGGTGGCGGTGGAGGCGGTCCAGCCGACAGCCGTGGGACCGGGCGTGCGACAGGATGGCGCTCGATGAAGGGCTCCAGGAAGATCTCATCATGCTTGGGCGGAAGCTCCACGCGCATGTGGTAGACACCGGTTTTGTTGTCCTGCTGGATGTGCGCCTGGGTCACCCCGCCGCCTTCCGGCACCTGGAAGTAGTGGCGTGAGGTCTGCAACGGTGTGAGATAGCCGGCCGACTCACCGTCCAGCCACACTTCGATCGTAGGCCAGCCCTCGTAGCGGCCCTTCCGGATGTGCTCGCGGGTTACGATGACCCACATCCACGCGCCCTTGCCGTAGCGGGCGAACTGCTCCTGGTGCTTCCCACGTTTCGCCACGTCCACGCCGGCGCATTCCTCGATGTCGGCGATCAGGTCGCCGGCGGGCCGCATGTTGCAGGGCTCGCAGTCGAAAGCGGCCCGGTAACTGCGACGGAACCGTGCCTCCTGCTCCTCGACGCTCTCCTCATGGTCGGGCCTTGGCTCCACCCTGTAGCCCAGACGGCCCGGATGTTCGTCAGGACGCCCGCCATCCTCCGGTGACCGCCCTTCGCTGCCGTGCTTGCCTTTTGCCCGCTTGCCACTCCTCTTGATGGCCTGCACCAGGCAGTAGACGCCGAATATAAGCAGCGCCGCGATGAAGCCTACGGCCGGACTGGCTATCACCAAGCATGCGAAAAGGAGCCCTACGACTATGTACCCAACCTTTTTCACAACCGAATCATACCAACCACAGCTCCTGCTCGACGAGCTGCACATCATCCAGCCCTACCGGCATGACTGGAGCGAGGACGTGCTCGCCGGCGCATGACCCGACCACGCGCTAGGGTTTTGAGGGTATTGTACCGGGCATTGCGTGCCGGAGGAGGCGAAGGAGCACCACAATGGCAGCGGAAAAGCCTCAGCAAAGAAATCAGTCCACCGGATCGAGTGCCGGCTATATCATCGTGGCGGCTATATTGGTGACATTGATTGCCTGGGTATTTACAGGCTGCACTGGAAGCTCGTCATCGAAGACGGGGCCTGTCAAGGATTCGACCGCCTTGGTCCTGTGCAAGAAGGAGGCGAAGTCCGAAGCCAAATACGGGGTCGAGACAAGCACATTAGACACCGACATCACCCACGAGGGCGGCAATGTGGTCATCACCTTCAACAACGCGAAGATCGGAACCGCCTTCGGTTCGACCAGGACGCAGACGCTCAGGTGCGAAGTGAGCGGGACGGAGGGGTCACCCAAGCTGGAGGAGTTCGGCGCAATCGATTAGCCCACTCCCGCAATTCCCTGCACCGCTCCGGCGAGGCTTTTCACATACCGCGGGGGCCAGCCCTGCATGCACGACGAGCGGGGGCTTGCAAGGGTGCAGGGCGGAGCGGCGCACACGCAGGCAGACAGCACAGCTTCTCATCTCCCCGACCGAATACCGGATCGCCGAACGCATCTACGACGGCGACGCCTACCAGATAGCCTGCGAACTCGACGTTACCCTCCAAGTCACCCGGGACTATCAACAACTGCTGGAGGAAAAGGTCAAGCTCAATCCGACCGGCCGCAACTGTGCCTATGCGTGATGGGCGAAGCATACCTATGCACGATCGTTGCGGCTGAGGAGACAACTTTACCCTCCCTCAACCACAACGGTTGGATGATCATATGACCCTGTCCACTTCCTGCCTGATCCGGTCGGCATAGGCATAGATTCCATCCAGGGTCTCGATGGGCACCCTCTCACATTGCTTGTCTTCGCCGAATAGGCCGAGATACTTCTGTTTGGTGTTGAAATATAATCTAGCGATCGGTTTCCGGTTGTTGTCGTCGAGGAATATGGCACAATAGGCTTTCGCGTCACGCAAGGTGATTCTTGACGGATCCACATTCGAGCAGGCTATTGCCTTGATGATGTGATACGCGTCAAGCTCCTCTTCGGTCGTCACCACACCGTCCCGAGCCCCATCCCCACCATCTTCGCCATCATCTTCGCCATCATCTTCATCGACAGAAGCCGCCCCTGCAGCGTCGTCAAGGGCCGTGGACGTCACACCGGCCTTAACATCGTCAGCACCCAATGCGGTCTTAAGACGGTCGTTGACCTGATCGGATAGGAATTGCTTCAGCGCCTTGGCCACCAACGGCTGGAACTTCTCCATGACCGACGCATAGAACGCACCCTCATACACATGACCCGCGAGCAGCTTGACGAAATCCGGGGACGGATCCTTGAACTCCTCGCCTATGGCCCGTTTCAGGGGACCAACATACTTAAGCTCCTCGGCGCTGCTGGCTATGGAATCAAGGTCGAAATCAGGTTTGGTCAATTTCTGCAAAGCCGGGAACACAGTGGGATCGGCATCAAGAAGATCCAGGACCAAGAATGGTTTGGAGTCCATACGATTCGGCTCATCAATATCCATATAGAAATTCCATACCTGGCCATTGGTCAGTACAGCGATTCTGGCATCGGTGACGGCGAAATACCGGTACAACTGACTAGCGTTTTCCAAGCTCAGTGGACAACTGACCTTCTTGCACTCAATCAGTATCTGGACCTTCCCATCCCGGACCAGGGCATAATCGACCTTTTCACCCTTCTTCAGCCCGACATCGGCAGTGAATTCGGGAATCACCTCATTCGGATTGAACACGTCATAGCCAAGGACCTGACCGATGAAAGGCAAGATAAAGGCGTTTTTAGTCGCCTCCTCAGTCTCGACACCCCCCTTAAGATCCCGGACCTTGGCCGCAACCTGGCTGATGCTTTCCTCGAAATCCATAGTCGACTCTTTCCTCACCGGGCCAGTCCCCCGTAATGGAGATTCCCCGCATACCGCTGCGTACATAAGGAATCATAACAGTTGCGACTTTTACTATGCACGAATAGGAGGGTTTAAGCGAACGCCAGACACATTTAGGCTCATGCATCAGCGACACCCACACAATCGCCTGCGAACTCGACGTTACTCTCCAGGTCGTCACCGACTACCGGACATGCTCGATGAATACGGGAGGTCCATGCCCCTGCGGGTCGATTGGGATGAGACATCTGTGTCGGCGAGCTAATCGTCCGGGTCTTCGTCGTCGTTAGAGCTTACGACTTGCCCTCGATCCGCCTCCCCCGCCGCGAGCACACCGAGCCGGCGTTCGATGCGTTCGAGCCTTTTAGACACTGCTTCGACTTGTTCGCGGGTGACTTCAGTGGCCCTTTGCTCGTCGGCGCTGACCTCACCCACGATCCAGGACGCCAGGGTGGCGGTCACCACGCCGATCAGGGCGATGCCGGCCAGCATCAACGCGAATGCGATGATGCGGCCGGTGGGTGTCACCGGCGAGTAATCCCCGTACCCGACCGTTGTGATCGTCACGAACGCCCACCACAACGCCTCGCCGTACGACTTAATCGAGGAGCCCGGCGCGTACCGTTCGGCATCCAGGACCGCGAGCCCGCCGACCAGGACCAGCATCAGTACCGAGGCCGCCGCGTACATGACGATCCTGCCGCGTAAGGCCATGCCGCCCGTGCGATGCAGCACATTCAAGGCCGACAGGACCCGCAACACCCTTAAGGGGCGGATCATGGGCAGCAGCACCACCGCCAGGTCGAACAGATGATGCTTGATCCACTCCCACCTGCGGGGGGCCAGAGCCAGCGATACCAGGTAATCCAAGGCGAAAATAACCCATAGCGCGTTCATCGACCAGTCCGCGAGCGCGCCCATCCACCCGGTCGGCTCGGCCAGGATCTGCCATGCATAGATGGCTATGAACACCACGGACAGTACAGTCAAAGGCCATTCGGTGGCCTTCTCCCACTTCTCAAGTCTCACAGACAACAACTCTACCAACCGGCATCCAGCCGTAAAGGCACGATTGGAGCGAGGATGTGCTCGTAAGTGCGTGGACCGAGCGGGGTATCATGATTACGCAAGGCATAGTAGCCAGGAAAGGCGTCAGCATGGTATCTGTTAAAACAAGCTCTGGCACTGTATCCATTGAGGATGAAGCGGTTCGCATATTGTTCTCATGGTCATGTAAGAACGAGTTTTCTTTACCTACTGCATCGATTCCGATTCGTTGCCTGTCAAGCATTAGCATACGTTCGCATTTAGGCACCAAGTACCTCGTCTTCTCCACCACGTTTCAGGATGGCTCAAGATCGGACGCGAAACTCACCCCAAAGAACCCGTACACGCTTCCACTGCCAATGCTGAGGAAAAAAGCGGCCGATCGTTTCGTTAATGAGCTTTCGCCGATGCTGCCAGTTTCACCACTGCCTTTACCGGAATCTCTCAGGGTGGCTCGCAGGTATAAGGCCAAGCTATCCGATCAGTTCAAGAGCGACGGACGTATCGATGCGTTCATCGGTGAAGACCGCACGACCATCATCCTGTATGTGGACCATATAAGTGACGGCTCATTCGACAAGAAACTTGAAGGTGTCCACGCGTACCTTGCCAACGGGGAAGAGGCACACAAGAAAGTGTCGGCCGGCCGAGTCCTGGCTTTGGGCGTGCTTGCCCTGGCCGCTAAAAAGCAAGTCCAGGGGAGCCAGTTCGTAGTCATAGAAGGCCCAGACTTTGTCTGGACAGTGGAAGCCGGAGAGGGGTTAATCTCTGCGGCGGCGAAGTTCGCGGGCAAAGTGAACAACGCCGTCAGGCAATACGAGACCGCTCACCAGATAAGCGCTACACTAGCCCCACCGAATCCAGCTACGAGCAATCTCGGGAAACAACTAGAACAGCTGTCGGAATTACATTTTTCTGGAGCGTTGAGCAACGCAGAATTCAGTGCGGCGAAAAGCAGGCTTCTAGGAATTTAACGACGCCCCACGGGTTAGAGCAGGCTTCTCCTGTCCGTATCGTTGTGTCTGCTATGTTGGTGCTGTCATCGGTGACTGAGTGAAGGAGCGATCATGGGTGCGGATGATGGGACGAGCGTATTCCCTTCGGTGGGCGGCGAAGAGAGGACGACCGTCCTGCCACTTGCAACAGCGGAAACACCGGCTGGTGCAGTTCCCCCGCCGGTGCCGCCTGACGGCGGAAACCACAGCAAGCCCCGCGCCGGCAAAGGCAAACACAGGTGGAAAACGGTCGCCGCCGTACTGCTCGCCTTCCTCATCGGCATCGGCTTCGGCTCCTGCCGCAACACCGACCCCAAGGAGTCGCAGGCATACAAGGACCTGCAATCCGACTACTCGAAGACCCAGAACGACCTGCGCAGGTCACGCGCGCAACTGAAGGACGCCGAGAAGAAGGCGGACAAGGCCAAGGAGAAGGCCGACCAGTGGGACAAGGAGCAGGCGGACAGGAAAGCGGCCGAGCAGAAGGCCGACCAGGAGAAGCAGGCGCGGGAGAAAGCAGCGGCGGACAAGGCGGCGCAGGAGAAAGCAGCTGCCGAACAGGCCGCCCGGCAACAGGCCCAGCAACAACAGCAGCAGGCCGCCCAACAGCAAGCCCAGCAGCAGGCCCAGCCGCAGACGCGGTCACAGGGCACGGTCCACCGGGGCGCCTTCTGTTCGGGAGCCGGAGCCACCGGATCCTCCGACCAGAACGGCGCCACACTGACCTGCAGGACCGCCAGGGACGGCCGCCTGCGCTGGATGAACTAACAAGGAAAGAGGCAACCATGAGATTCGGCATGAGGAAACCCAGCGTCAAACGCTCGATCAGCGCACGCACCACCGGCAGGCTCAAACGCCAGGTGAAGAAAGCCATCATCCCCGGGTACGGCAGGAAAGGCATGGGCTGGGTCAAGAACCCCAGGAAAGCCGCCTACAACAAGATCTACCACAAGACCAGCTTCAGCCTCTGGGATTTATTCAAATAA